GGGTAAAGCCTGCTGATTTGACAGTATCGATTGAAACCGCTGATTTATTACAAGAAAACGGCAGACAGATTTTACAAGAAAACGGCAGAACTATTTTAAGCACATTTTATTCAGGATTTAGAAAAATTGCCCATCAAATAATAAATACTATTTGGAACTAATATGGCTGGAGATATAATTAGCGAATTAACCGAACTTACTTCAGTATCAGATACTGATATTTTACCTATTGTTTCAGGAGGTGTTACGCAAAAGGTTCAGAAAACAAATCTAGTATCAGCGGAACGGACTAGATTGGATAATCTTGAAACGGATGTAACTAATCTTGAAATAGTCGTCAACAACGCCTCCGCCTCCGCTCCTGCCTCTGTTATTCTCGCAGAAGACACCGACAACGGAACAAATAAAATCACAATCACCGCTCCGTCAGCAGTTGCTTCGGATAAGATTTTAACTTTGCCAGATGAGACAGGAACACTTTTGACACAAGAAAGTGATTATTACGGCATGGCTCGCCAAGCTATTATGAATGGTAACTTTGATGTGTGGCAGAGAGGGACGAGTGCGGCTTTGGCAGATGTGACAGTGGCGTTTCAAGCTGATAGATGGCTTGATTATGTTGATAAGAATGGTGGTACTCTCCCAACACTTACACGCTCACGACAACTTTTGACAAGTGGGGATATTACAGGAGCTTTTTATTTTTCAAGACTAGCAACTAATGGTGCTGGAACATCTTTGGGTGTTAATTCTTTGGGTGTCATGCAACAACGAATTGAGGACGGAACATCTAAACTATGCGGATTGAATAAAAAGGTTACTCTTTCTTTTTGGGCTAAATCTGACATTGCAAACAAAAGAATTTGCCCCACAATAGTTCAAAATTATGGGTCAGGTGGCAGTCAGACTGCTCAGGAAACTATTCTAGGAACACCGATAACGCTCACCTCTACTTGGACAAAATACACAGCAACTTTCACGACAAACACCTTGGTTGGAAAAACATTCGGGACGACTACAACTGGGTATATCGAGCTAAATATGTGGTATATGTGGGGTACAACTTATGGAAATGCAAATGTCCAAACTTCCGTCACCGCTGAAACTTTTGTAGGAGCTGGAAACATAGACATAGCTCAAGTCCAACTCTGTTCAGGTGATGTAGCTCTTCCATTTCAACCTAAGAGTTATGAAGAAGAATTGAGAGCATGTCATAGGTATTATGATACTGGAATATTTAGAAATTTTTCAACATTAGCATATATCGGTGGCACAGTAAAATTTAGTAATGCTATGAGAATAATGAATGTTACTTATACGGATTTAGTTGGTAACGCTTCTAAGATTTCTACAAACGCAGCTAATAATCTTTCTGTAACTGGTGGTGGTGTTGTTGGCACCACGGTTGGAGTAAATGAGGGATTTTGTATAGATGCTGCAATAAGCGGAACCGCTGGAACCTGGACTGGTATTACTTGGATAAACAATGCAGAAATATAACCCTTTACAAACTATACTCAATATAGAATATAAACAAATACTACAATTAGGGAATATGAAGAGGACAGCATATAAAAATTAGATAATCAAAAAAATGTTTACATTCACCTCAAGAAGAAATCTATACGGAGTATTATCAAACGACAAAGCGTCGGCTAACTTAACTGTCGGTGATACTTTGATGAACGCCTTGGAAAAGAAAATAAGCAAGAAGTTTAACTTTCTTGAGGCTTCTTTGTATTCTTCAACGGTTGCTTCGCAACAATTTTACGAACTGCCTAAAAACTTCGGAAAATTAAAAAGTATTACCGTAACTATTGGAACTACCAAATATCAGCCTATCCTTATTACTTCACGAGAACAATGGGATAATCTCAACGCCACCACTTCTGTAACTTCCGATGTGCCTGAATACTGTTTTATTTTTAATAAGGAAATCGGCTTTTATCCAAAACCATCTTCTGCGACTACTAACGCAATCTATATCCAGTACCACAAGACTCTCAAAGACCTTTCAATAGCTGATTATACTACTGGTACGATTGTGAGTATTGCTAATGGAGGCACAGCAGTCGTGGGTAGCGGAACAACTTGGACAGTAAAAATGGCTGGAATGTTTATTCAAATCACAGATTCATCTACCGCTAATACAGGTGACGGCGAATGGTATGAAATTGAGTCAGTCACATCTGCCACGGCTTTGGTTTTGAAAGTTCCATATCAAGGACTTTCAATCTCGGCAGGTTCAGGTGCTTATACTATTGGTCAGGTTTCACTTTTACCAGAGGACATCCAGATTTTGCCAGTCTTTCAGGCACTTGTCGCCTACTTCACCAGCGTAAAACCCGATACTACCAAATTAACGGTGTATAAGGGGATGGTCAAAGAAATGGAAGATTCAATGATGGAAAATTATGGTTCAAGTTCAATTAGTCCGGTATGTTCAACGGAAGATTTTGAGATGCGTAATCCTAATAATTATTTATTCCCGTCAGCGTAATGCTAAAAAAAATCACAATTTCAAGCATTTTGGGAGGTCAATCTGTGACTGAATATTTCAGCGCGGATGATTCTTATCTTGCTTCGATAGCTGTGGATCCAGATATGCCGATCACGGGAGTCAAAGCATCAGGTTGTTTAGTCCCCGTAGTTTATGAGTCTTTTTCGGGCGCGAACATATCCGGTTATCCTAAGTGGATTTTGACTAACATTAAGGACGCGTTGGTTTATGTTTATAATTCAGACGGGAAAGTTGTCAGTTATTCCGCGACTCTTGGAAGTGAAACCCTTTTGACTACCCCGACCAGTGGTGCTGGCAATGGGGCAGTTTATTACAAAAATTATAATTACTTTGCTACGCCGACAAATGTGGCACGGTATGGCCCGCTCAACGGAAGTCCATCTCTGACACAAACAGTTTGGACAGGAGCGACTCTCGGAACGCAAACAGCTCTCGCAGATACGACTTATCCAACTATTTCGGGCGTGCCTATCCCAAATCATCCTATGCATTCCCATTCAGACGGAACAGTATATTTTGCTGATGTTGTGAATGGTGCAGGTGTTTTACACAAAATCAAGACTACCAAAGTTACAGTTGAGGGCGACACTAACGATACTTCGGTTTATAACGCGCTAGACCTCCCGCAAGGCTGGTTTATTACAGATATTGATTCGTGGGGATTGGATGTAGCTATTTTGGCAATTCAAACTTCATCATCTTCGCTTGACCAAGGTAAGTCCGCTTTGTTCTTATGGGACCCGACTAATACTTTAACTTTTTATAGAGGACCTATCTATCTGCCAGACCCACTGGCGACCTCGCTTGTAAACGCTAACGGTAGGCTTTATATTTGGTCAGGAAACGCCGTAGCAGGTGTCAGGCTATCAGAATACATCGGGGGAGATTCTATCTCTGAAATCGCATTTTTAGAGGACGGTTTACCACCATTAGCAGGGGCTTGTGAGGTTGTGGGAAATAGAATTGTATGGGGGCAAACTGTGAGTATTCCAGAAACAGCGGTGTCAGTAATGGCTTATGGTTCAAAAAACGCCAGACTTCCAAAGTCAATTCACAATATTGCTCGCGCAACCTCTGCTACGGGGCTTGTAACAGCGCTGAAAAGTGTTCAGCAAGGTTCAGCTACTCAAAAACTGGTCATTGGAAGTGGTACTGGTTCGGCGTATGCTCTCGATAAATTTTCCACGACAGGGACTTTTGATTCTATTTGGCGATCAAAAATGATAACAGTCGGTTCAAAGTTCACGATTGACCGGATTAGAATTCCTCTAGGCGCCACCTTGGCAACAAGTATGTCTTTAGTGGTAAAATTAGTTTATGATGACGGTAGTGCGACAAAAACCCTCACCACAATCAACACGACCAATTTCACCGCAGGAACACGCAAGATTATTTTCGACCAACAGACAATTTTAGACAGTGCTATCACGCCAACAAATAATTTTTATATCCAACTGGAATTTCAAGGCACCGTAGTTTTACCAGTAATATTTCCGATTTCAATAGAAATAGACATTCAATCCGACGAAAATAACGATTAATATGGAAGAATTAAAACAACCAAATATCCCTGCAAGCAATCCTGAATATATGACTGAAGAACAGACCAGGGGATTACTAAAAGAATCATTATCAAAATATGATGGTTTATTCAGGGTTTTATCAGGCAATATCCAAAGCGGAAATTTCGTTACTGGTTCGACCGGGTGGGCTTTAAATGCTTTAGGAAATATAGAAGCTAACGCTGGGACATTCAGAGGTACACTTGATGCGGCAACTATTTCTGGTTCAGCTATTTCTGGTGGAACTATAGTTGGTACTGTTATTACTACTGCAACATCTGGAGACAGGACTATTTTTGATAGTAATAATCTTAGATTTTATAACGGGGAAACACAGGAAGGATTTATGCGACCAGATAGCACAACCAATTTAGTAATAGGTTCTGCTGGAAGTATTTATTTTACTAATTTATCGGGAACTCCAATAATGAATTTATCCGCTAGTGGTATATTGAAATTAGAGGTTGGTTCAAGTGGAAGATTTGCTTTTGCTGGTGGTCCATATATGGAAGATGGTGGAAGTAGCGTCATTTTTGGACCAACAAACACATCAATAAGACCTGCATCAAATGGTGCAGGAGATTGTGGCACTAGTAGCAGGAAATGGAATTACATTTATGCGCAGAATAGTGGTATTGGAGATATTGTTATATTTGATAAATTCTGTCCAATATGTGAAAAAGAATTAAAAATAGATGAGGATTATGTTTTTCATAGTTATAAATTAAATCCAGAAAAACACGATGGGATACACGCAGTTCCTGTTCATTTAGGGTGTGCGCTAAAAAACAATAAGGAGCATGATAAAATAGCATCATTTATAGAAGCAAAAAGTATTGAATATCAAGAGTGGAGAAAAATAAAATACAAGAAAGAATTTGAAGAAGACAATAAAACTATTACTGACAATGCATAGCATTTTGACATCCATTATAATATTTTGTGTAATTGTTTCGGACAAAATCATCACATTTGCTCTCACTCCAGTCCTCTGATTTTAAACAACTCTTAACAGAGTATTGAATAAAATTTTCAAATTTAACTAAATTAGTGTATTGGTCAGCGTAACAATATTTAGTAACATCCGCACTACAATCCTTGTTTTTAGCCACCATCACATTAGTCGCCACCACATCCGCCTTAGCACTTTCAACTTTAACATTCTGGTCATCAATCACCTGCTGTTGCTCCGCAAGTTTAACTTGTTGTGCGTCAATAGTTGATTGTAATTGTGCAAGTTTAACCTCTGCCTCAACCTTATTTTGGTCAACTACATCAGCAACAGTAACGATTTGTTCCTCAGTGGAAAGTCCGGGAAATAATGCCTTAGTAGTGTTTTCTACACCCTTACCGATAAACGGAGACAACAGAACAGACAACGCTATCATCCCACTTATTGCTACAGTCTTGACCTTAACACTTAACTCAGATATTTTCATAAATTAAATTTAAATAATTACATCACAAACCTAGCACATAATTAAATTAAAGTCAAGTATATGCCATCAGCAAAACAAAGATTCTACGACAATCAAGCAAAAAAAGGAAAAATAACCTCAGCACAAGCACAGTCAATGGGTGCTTCTCTTAAGAACAAATCCTCGTCAAAAGCATCCAGTAGCTCCAGTGGTTTCAACATTCCAAAAGTTGATACTCGACAATTGGAAGCTTTACAAGGAAAATATAACGAAACACTCGCACCGACTGCAGACGAACTTGGAACAGAAACTCAACTTGGGAATATCATTACTTCAAAAGAGTTGGGTGTGGCTAAAGTCGAACAAGAACCAATGGCTCAAGGTTTCGTAACGGGACAAGGTGCGGCGTTGGAAAAATCAGCGGCTCTCAAAAGCCTTCCACTTCAAACCAAACTCGCTAACCTACAGGCTCGCAGACAATCTGCGGCTGATGTTTTGAAAGCTCAGTTAGGATTTGAGACTTCTAATGTTGATAGACAAACACAACTAGCTGAATCTGCTCGATCACGAGCATTGGCACAATCAGAATCAAATAAGGATAGGGCATTCCAAGAAAAGAGTTTTGCTGAGAGTCAGAGGCAGTTTAATGTATCTGAATCCAGGGCGGGAAAATCTAGTGGCTCAAAGAAAAAACCAACATTATATGAATCAATTGATGACGCTTTTAATTCTTCTGGTGGTGACTGGGATAAAACTGCAAAAATTTTACAAAGAAATTATGACGTTTCAAGTGGAAGTGCTGTTGATAACGAATTAAGAAGAAGATTTGGACTAGCACCTGTAACTACTAAAAAATCATCAGGAAAATAATGTCAATTTTATCACAACTATCAGCACTAAAGAATAAAGTTAGCGGAAATATAAACTCCGCTGTTCAAAGCGTGCAAAATTACGATGTTCAAAAAGACGATAGTTGGATGGGTAGGGCTATGAGGTTTGTGCAAAAAGCACCTCAACAAGTTGAAACATTCAGACAAGAAACTAAACCTAAATTAGAACAATTTTTTAATCGTCCAAATCAAGAAATTGTAAAACCAATTACAAATTATATTGAGCAAAATCCAGCGGTACAGGCTTATAAACAAAAGACAGCGCGACCTATTATTTCAGCATTAAGTGGAAAAGGTTTTGATTTATACGCTACTGGAGAAAAGAAAAAACAACAGCAAGAATCATTGTTAAATTCTGCCGCTATTGGAATGACAGAACCATTAAAAAATGTTTCCGCTGGCATCATTAAAAATGTAGTTAAAAAAGGGTTACTAGACAAATCAAAACAAATAGTCAAATCAATCCACCCAGAAGACAAGCAAGTTTTAGAAAATTTTATTGATACTGTCAGACTTAAAAAACCTGAAAATGTTAATCTTGAAGTGGATGCTAGAAGAATGGCAGAAAAATTAGGTATAAGTCCAGAAACATCAAACATCAAACTTGCTAATAGTTTTGATGAATTTTTATCTAAAAAACCAAAGGTCAGTGAAACAGTTGGATTGGGAAGACCGATGAAAGCAGAAACACCTATACAGATACCAAAAACACACGAAGATATAATCTCCCAGTTAAAAAATAATCCAGAAGTTGAAAAAATAAGAAAAGCTAAGGACGGTATTTTTGTGTATGGAAAAGGAAAAAATGGGAATAGACCAGAAACATTTATATCGAACAAAGAGCCTATGGAATACCAAAGGCAATTACTGGATATTTTTAATAACGAAACGCGGACTTACAAAATAAAGGATGTAAACGCAGTATCCCCCTCACCTATACAGATACCAAAAGAGAGTGTGCGAATAGATGCTGTTGATAATTATGGAATGGCACAACACCCGACAACTAAAAAAGAAGCCGACAAATTGATAGGTGAGTTAGTCTCTGGCAGTGGCAAGGGTAAAGTAAGGTTATACCACGGAACGGACAGCGAAACAGCAAAGGAAATTTACAAAAGTGGACATTTTAAAAGTGGAGAGAATCAACCCAGTTTTTTTACCACAAGTCGCAAAGAAGCTGAAGAATATGCTAAAAACAAAACTAAGTATAGAGGAAAAGGCACGCCAGAGGTCATAGAGGTTGAGGCTCCAAAATATGCCGTTACTAAAAACGCAGGCAGTGGGGAATATGAAACACACACAGGGGCAAATCTTTATTTCAAAGGAAAGGACGGATATGTCAATGACACTGAATTGCTCAAGTCATTTGAAAGAATGCCTAAATCCCCCTCACCTATACAGGGAGGGAAAGTTGCTAAACCAGAACCAAAAAAAGGCCTCCTACAAATTGCGCGAGAAGAGAAGTTGGCTAAAGACGCTGGTCTTCGTTCAAAACAGATTCCCGAGACTGTCCCTGCCAAGACGGAACAGATAAGTCAAGGTGAAATTCCGTTAAACCAAGGAATATTAACCAAAGAAAAAGGAATAAAAAATAATATAGTAGAATCTTCATTGCCTATATCTAAGCAAAAAGCACCAGATTTGTCAACTGAAAAATTAAAACAATCATATAAAGCTAGCACTTGGGATAAATTTAGGACTACGGTACAGGACTCTTGGTACAGAGCTAAGAAGATTGAAAAGACTACTGTTAAAAATACATTGCTTCAACCATCTGAGGCACAGGAACTTTATTCTGGAAGAGTTGGTGCTAGATTGGAAAACCTAAGCAAAGAAATCCAAAGCATAGACGCGGATGTTGTAAAGACTGGAAAGAAACTAGGCACTGATTTGAAAAAACAAGTTAATGAATTTTTACAGGCTACTCACGCCCCAGAAAGAAACGCTATCCACGGAGAAGGTGCGGCCGGAATAACTAACGCAGAGGCTTCTGATATACTTTCTGAAATAAATAAATCATCTGCTTCAGCGGAGGTTAAACGAATAGCAAAAAATATAAGTGATATAAATTCACGAACTTTGGAGGTGTTAAAAAATGGCGGAGTTATTGATGAAAAGACTTATTCAACCTTAAAATCAACCTATAAAAACTATGTTCCACTTAACCGTATAATGCCAGAAGATGATGATATTGTTCAAGTTTTGACTGGCGGAAAGGGTTTGAATGTTGTCGGATCAGGAATAAAACGCGCCAAAGGAAGCCAGCGAGAAGTAGCAGATATTCTTACTAATACTTATGCTAATTTAGGTGAGGCTATTGCCAGAGCAGAAAAGAACCGTGTCAATCTATCTACACTTGAATTTGCTCGTAACAACAAGGCGACTGGGTTGTTTGAAGAAATAAAACCCAAAGCATTGGGGATGTCTTTTGATGGTAAAACTCCGGTACTTGAAAAAATTACAGATCCTAATGTTTTAAAAATACGCGAAAATGGAAAACCAGTTTATCTAAAAATACACGATGAAGGACTTTCCAAAATGTATCAGGCCATCGGGCAAGAAAGACTGCCATCAGCCTTAAAGTCAGTGGAAGCTATAACTAGATTTTATTCATCACTGGCTACAAGATTCAATCCTGAATTTGTTTTATCTAATAAAATAAGGGATTTACAAGAGGCTATGGTTAATGTATCAGCTAAAGAAGGTTTTGGTTTCAGCGGTGCAGCTAAATCAGGCGCTAGAGATTTATCAAGTATGAAATCTTTAGTTGAAGCTGTTACAGGGGTAGATTCAAAAGGTGCTAAACTTTATGAGCAGATGAGATTGGATGGTGGGACGACTGGCGGTATGGCTCTATCAACCAGAAAAAATCTTGAATTGGATGTTGAAGCAATTGAAAAGCTTAATCGTTCCAATCCGAGGAAAGCTATGGAAATGGTAGTCGGAGGAATTGAGAAGTGGAATACTATATTTGAGGACTCTACTCGTTTATCCGTGTATAAAACCGCTCTTGATAAAGGAATGTCCAGAGACCAAGCAGCGCTTCTAGCTAAAAATGCGACACTAAATTTCAATAAAAAAGGGACTGCTGGACCAATAATAAATTCGCTTTATATGTTTTCCAATGCCTCTATTCAGGGAACAACCAACACTTTGCGCGCGATGAAAAATCCGAAGGTTGCTGCTACTGTGTCGGCTTTAGTTGGTACTGCAACATACACTGTGAATAAATGGAATGATTCAGTCGATGATAAGTGGAGAGATAAAGTTTCCGAATGGGATAGAAACGCTAATTTAGTAGTTATGCTTCCAACTAAAGAAGGTTCAAAATATATAACTGTTCCAGTCGCTTGGGGAATAAAACCTATTAAAGTAATGTCAGATAGAATGTATGATATTGCTATTGGAAAAGGAAAAGGCATTATTAAAACAGCTGAGGATATTTTGACATCTGCCATTGATGCCTATAATCCAATGGGAGGCACTGATTTGATTTCTACTCTTACCCCGACAGTTGGAGATATGCCTGTGGATTTAGCCAGAAATAAAAGTTGGTCGGGTTCTAATATCAAACCCGATTGGATGGAAGGGTTGCCAAAAGCAGACCAGTATTATGATTCACTTAAAAAAACACCTTTTGGAAGAATGCTGATAGGTGGCACTGGAAAAATTTCAGAGGCAACATCAAGAAAAATAGACATATCTCCTCAAGATTTAAACTATGTTATTGACCAGCTCGTTGGTGGAGGAGGAAGATTTGTTGAAAGAAGTTTAGATACAGCGACTGGACTTGCAAAAAAAGAAGAAATACCTAGCAAAAATATACCTTTTTGGAATAGATTTGTTAAGGAAAAAACAGAAGAAGAATCAAAATCAAGTGTACAAAAAACAGAACGAGCAGGTGTTACTGAAAATTTCAAACAATATAAAACAGGAAGCGAAGAACAAAAGAATGCTATTCAAGAATATTTAAACGGATTACCCGATGATAAGGCTCGCCAAAGGGAAGCCTTTATACTTCGGGATAATGGATATGATATGAAAGGTATTTCCACCTCCGAAAACATCATCAAAGGAAAACCTATCTATAATAAAATCCAATCTCTCTATGATCAAGGAAAAGACGACCAAGGCGATGAGCTGTATAATAACCTTAACGAAGAAGAGGCTAAACAATACACTGCTGTCAGAGCTTCTGAAAGAGCCAAGATGACCGCAAGGGCTAAAGAACTTCTCGAAGAAGACCCTGTAAAAGCGGTTGAATATGTCCGAGGATTACGAGAAGACAGAGGCGATTATGTGTACGATGTTTTGAGTAAAAAAGGAAACGAAAAATATTTAGAGTTATATGAAAGTGGTAAATAAAAAATTATGAATTTAGAACAAGGACTACAATCTATAAACGGACTTGCCACCGAAGAAACCCTGCAAGCGGTGGCGGATAAACTAAACTTAATCGACCAAACTCTCTCTGTAAGAACAGATATGGAAGGCGGAGGTATCGTTTCAGTTGGCACAACCGCAGTCGCTATGACTTTTACAGGGACGACTAATACAATTATCATTTCAGCCAATTCAGATAATACGGGAACTATTTATATCGGAAAATCAAATGTAACTTCGGCAGGAGCAAATTCCATAGCGTTTCTTTTGCCAGGGGAGTCAATAGAACTATCATATAATGATTCAACTAACGCGTTGTATGCAGTAGCTACAGTAGCTTCGCAGAACGTAATAAAAGGATGTCTGCTATAAAAAAATATTCAGCACAACATTGGAAAAAAAATGGAACTAATTTAAGTCCCATTGATTTAACCGCGAAAGTTGGCATCGGGACCACCGCACCGACTTCTCAACTGACTCAAAAATCTACGGCACTGCTTGAGTCTGCTCCTTTAGGGGCAGAACTGGCTGGGAGCAACTGGACACTGACAAATTGGACAGGGGATTTTGCGACTGGTTTTGTCCATACGACAACTTTCACCACTCCATTAACAAACACTCTCGCTGCAGTGACGAACAATCTCTATCAAATTTCATATACCGTCACTGGCAGAACCGCAGGCAGTTTCACGATTAGTTTTGGTGGGGTGACTTCTAGTGCGTTCACTGCTACTGGAGCGTGGGGACCAAAAGCTACTTCCACTGGAACTTTCTCAATC